GGCTCATAGTATGGTACTACATTTTCAATTACATACTTACCCTTGAAATTATAGTCGAGGAATATTTTTACCTCATATAATCTTAGGTCTGGATATCTTGGCTTTCTGTTTTTGCCACTTCTTATCATTCGGCTATTACCTTGGCATGGAGGTGAAAACCAAATAAAATCAAATTCGATTGCATATTTTAGAAGATAATCAAAAGCATCTCCTATTATCACAGTCCTGTTTGGTTTTCTATCGCTTATTATCTTGCCTATTTTCGGGTCTAGTTATACATGAGTTATATTGTTTGCTGTATCATCCCATAGCTCAGATTCTCCACCTATGCCAGCACATCCTATTAGTATTTTCATCATTCTACGTTTAAAATTAAAAGTACCTAACATTATCTATATTCCATATTTGCTAAAAAGCAAATCCGAGAACATAGATTTAGCGTTGGATATAATAACGCTTCGCTATCATTATTCCAGTTCTTTAATCTTACAGTAAAAGCATTGGTAATCCCATTCATTTTTACATATGGATACTTTTTCCTTTTCGTGAGTACAAAAGAACTTCTCACAATGAGTTATTTTATCCAACGTGCCATCGACAAATGATTGGCTATCCTTATCAGTAGGTTCGCTTGCGTGACTATCTCCAACAACGTGTAAAACGCCAGACTCATCAGTATCATTTGAAACACCTTCCGTATTCTCGTTCAAAACAAGTAAAATTGCATGAGCCGTTAATCTTGGATTTACATTTCCCATTCTGTCTGTTCTTATAATATTCTCAATTCTATCTATCATAATTTTATTTATTTTGTCCTTCATCCGTCCAGCGTTTACACGATGGCACATTAGGCTTAATACTGCATCAGTCGTTGTTAAATTCACCCTCAAAAGGTACAAATGTTTGCACCCATCCGTAATCGCTACGCATTTGATAAAGCCATCCCTTATGAACTCTAACAATCCTTATATCTTCACCTTCTATTTTGGTGGATTCGTGTAATTTTAATTCATAAATTGTCTTTTCCATTCTATTAAATTTAGTTGTTAATAATCCGTACATAAGCCTAACAATGTGTAAAATTCATATTTACCGAAAATGGCAAAAACGAAATCTTACACTCAGCGTTAGGGTGCATTAAGAGTTAATCTCAACAATTAAATCCCCTCTATTAAGTTGTATTATACTTTTAGCAACGTTTGACATACTACTTCCATCTGTATTCATAACCCACAATTCAAAGTCTTCACCATTTTCATCTTGTTCTGGTAAGTCTTTAACTAACTCCTTCAATTCTTTTATTGTAATTCCGTTTTTATTAACTAATGCTTTCATATCAAATTACGCACCCTAACACAAAATTTAAATAATAGCCTTGGTTAAGGTGTCTTTTTAAATGCTATCTATGTTTAATTTGTTTTGTATCTACTAAATCTATAGTCTATTTACGGCTAAAATTCATATTCAAACCGTTATTTCACTGATTGCAAAACGGCATCAACATAATCTTGCCATGTGTATTCCTTAATTTTCAGTTCTTTGCAGACCATCCAAGTCAATATTTCTTTTAACACAATATTGTAAACTCGACAATCCCAAAGGTGGTTTTCTGAGTTGCTTGTCTTTTTTACCCATCTGGAGGCAATTGATTTGTCATCCTTTTGTTCCACGATTTTATGCTCCCCCTCGTAATGACTGAAATAATTATTGAACAAATACAAACCATCAGATGGCGTTGGAAAATTCATGAACCCGACCGGCTGTGAATCATCGTTGCCACTATCCCATTTCAAATCAATTAATCTAGCTAAATCATCTTTTATCATGTTCACTTCAACCAAATACAAGTTGGATCTTTCTCGACCCGTTTTGAACAATGGTAAATCCACGCCATACCTGATAAATTTATCTTCATTATTTCCTTTCAAGCCAACGATATTGAAATTCGATTTATCGATATAATCGTATGCTTGTTTAGTGAAAAAACCCGTATCAACACCGGATATAAATATTTTCATTTGTCGACCGTTGCCTGTTTCGAAAACCGTGTTCAACACTTTGTCAAATTCAGGCCAAACGCTTAGGGTCCGGTTACTTTCATAGGTCCAATGTTCCCGATCAACTTTTTTCTTTTTCGCATTTTCTCTTCGAATAAATGTTCCTATACTTCCGTGTGAAATTGAATAACTCGAACCGCTTTCGGTCCATGCAACGATTTCATAATCCAAACGGGCGTCATCAATCTTTCCGTTCAAATCACATGCACACGTCAACAACACAATATGACCGTTGCCATCATCGATACTCATTTTGTCCGGAAGTTCTAAAATTTTATAATTTCTGATATTCGCCTGCAGTTGATTGGCTTCCGGTGCCGTCCCTTGTTGCTTGTATGTTTCACCCAACACCACGTTTTTGAATGTTTGGTGCTTTTTTTCATGCCTTTTACCCTTTGGTGGGTTGGCATTCACGAATTGTTGCGCGTAATATGCCCAACTATCCATGCCTGGGGGGGCATATAGAGAGCTAATTTGATAGGAATAGTGATCCTCTTCTTTAGCATCCACGGTTGGTTGCCAAAATCCGGCCAAATTCATCTCATATTTTTTACTATCATCAAAGAATCCTGAACAATATTGGCAAATATACCCGACACTATTCCGAATTACTCGGCCAACCTTGTCACTTTTCCAGAATATACCGCCCTTTTCCTTTCCATCCGTGCCCTTTATATCAACAGACCAATCCAATTTTATATGGTCACCACACTTTGGGCACGGCACATAATAATAACGCTGATCACCTAATAAAAAAACCTCTTCGATGTTTGACATACCGGTTATTTGTGGAGAGCTCACCCAATATATTTTTTTCTTGTGAGCAAATGCGGATGTTCTTTTTTGAACCAACTCTCGAGTGGCGCCGGCATGTTTTGAAAATGCGGGTGCTGCATCGTAATCATCAACAATCATTATCATCACATCATGTTGCCTGAGTAAGTTGTGATTTGTAACACTTCCGGATTTTAAATCCCCACCGGCAAACTCTTTTGATTTGTTCGTGTCACCGGAACGACTGTTTTTTTTCCTCAATACATTTGGAACAATTAGATGGCGAATGTTACAATTGTCAATCATCGTGTCAATTTTCAACATCGATGCTTCAGATAATTCACTATGCCCAGTTAAAAACATCATGTTGCCGGGATGTTTCGCAATAGTATAGCCAACTATGGGGTTTAAAACCGCAACCGTACCACCTAATTGAGCACCTTTCATGATGCTAACCTCTTTGGCTGGATGTAACGGATTGGCACAATCTAGTGGTTCACGCCAATAAGGTGTCAAATCAAATTCAAATTTACCCGGGAACGCACTCCCCCTGGGCATCACCATATTTTGTTCATACCATTCAGATGGTGATATGTTCGACAAATGTTGTTTTGTCGTGTCAAGCAATAGGGCAATTTGTTTTTCTAAATGACTCATTTATTGTTTAACAATTTTTTCTTCCCTCCCTTTTGATTCTACTTCCATAAGAGCTTTGAATATTTGATAAGCAACCTGAGGAACGATCGCATTTCCATATCCCTTTATAGATTCTTGTCTCCATTTTGCGAAGGTTATGAACGGTTTTCTTGGGTTGATTCCTCGCCAAACGGCATCAAAGTCCAATTGGTAGGAAAGCCCATCATCTCCGCTACAAATTGGGGATTGAGTTGGGAAGTTTTCCCAGGTTGGTGGAATGCATCCGGTAGGTTGTTTTTTTCGTTCCGCCCCGCCTTCTTTAGTGCTTCCGTTGATCTTGCCCCCTTGTAGTCCCTGCTTGTTGGAGTTGGAATCATTCCCATTGCCGCCACTCTTCCAAGGTTTAGGCTGTGGCTGTCCTTTCCGTCCTTTCCGTCCTTTGTTTTCCTCCTGTTCGACTCCGTTATCTCGCAATCGCTCGTTGGTTCTTGCGTTGTTGGAGTCGGTAACAGTCCCAACACCATTTTGTGAGTTAAGCTCATATCCTTCTCCCATCCTTTTTTGAATCCCTCTATCGTTGATTTTCTCAAATTCTTTGGTCCGTTCGCGTCCATCGCTGCTATGGTAGGCAACAAACCAAATTCTATTTCTTCTATGGGGAGCGTTGACACCGCAAGCTGGAAGTAGTACCGGTTGTACTTCGTACCCTTCAGCTTCCAGGTCAGTCTGCACTTCGTTGAATACCACCCCTTCATTCCAACTAAGGAGGCCAGAAACATTTTCGCCCACAACGAAACGCGGTTGAATTTCTCTAATTGCTCTAAGCATCTCAGGCCAGAGGTGCCGGTCATCTTCCGTTCCAAGTCGTTTTCCTGCTTCGCTATATGGTTGGCAGGGAAATCCTCCTGTGAGGATGTCGATTTGTCCTCTGTGAATAGTGAAATCTGTATTGGTGATATCTCCATAACTTGTGGCTTTAGGCCAATAATGTTTTAATATTTTCTGTCCGAACTCATTCCATTCACAATGCATTACATTCTCCCATCCCATCCATTCGGCTGCTAGGTCAAATCCTCCAATTCCTGAAAATAGGCTTCCGTGTCGCATAGTTATAGGTTTATTTTTAAAAAATATACTTTTTTATTTTGAATCCCGCCCGTGTCAACCCGAGGGCAAACCCTCCAATTCCCGAGAACAAATCAAGCAATGTTATTTCTGAGTTCATCTATCGTTATTTTAATACAATACTTCGTAGATAGAACATGAATACTGTTGGCCATATTATGCCTCTAAACAATCCGAGTAAGTAAGGATCAGAACTCACCTTATCCCCTGTTACTATCCAATAAATACACATCACCATTGTTGCAACAATGGGTATTACTTCGATTAAATCTTTTTTCGTCAAGGTTCTCATATCGTTCGTTTATAGGACCAAACATTTGATCTGATCATCTTCAAAATACCAGATCATAGTGTGCCCGTTGATTAAAATTTTATTGTCTATCCAATTTTCAAACTGTTTCATAAAAGGTTGTTCCGTGACATTTATTTATGACACGGGTTTATGGTTTTACATACTTTCACCCACCCCGCGAACCTCCGCGTAATCAGTCACAATTCTTTTGATTCCTTTTTTGCTTTCCTCAATACCAGAATCGATGGCATCATTTACATTCTCATTCAACTCCCGTCTCAGTTCTCCCATTTCTTTGTTGTTCAACTTTTTCTTTTGACAAAAAATAATGATCAACTTTTCCGCTGCATCGTGGTAAGATTTTTTTAATGACTCCGCTTGCAACTGAATAACTGAGGTAACAAGGTCCGTTGGGATCAATAACCCCTGCAGCTTTTCCATTTTGATTCGCGCAATCTCAGCATCGAAACGCTTTTTATCCGTGTCAGCCTCCAGTTTGTCCCGATCCATGGATGCCAACTCTTCAACCCTCCGCTGTGTTTCCTCCTCAATTCGTTTTTGCTCCGCTGATTTTCTCGGGACCTTAGGTTTTACCGGTTCTTTCGCCTCAGATTTTGGCACTGTTTCCTTTTTAACCGGTGGTTTCTTAGCATATGCGGCGGTAGATTTCTTTTTTACCGATGGTTTCTTACCAGTTCCTTGTTGCTTTTTGGTCTCAACGAATCCCTTTTGAATTAGAAATGCATAGTTGACCTCATTCGTGTTGTCAATCTTTCCATCTTCCCGCACAACAATCAACCGCCTCTTTGCATATGTTGAAATATGCTTGGAATCAATTCCGCAGTCATCAGCAAATTCCTTTTTAGTTTTCAGTGCCATCAATCAACCTTTGGGTTTTCTGTAATTTTTTCACTGGCAACAACTCCATACGATGTGACTACACATGAAATAATTGATTTGCTCCCGTCTGGATCTTTAATGATAACCTTGTATTCTGTCATAATTTCTATTTACAATCATTCCAATCACACATCAGTGATTGGGGAATATGAATAAATAATTCTGTTTGACTCATTTCAGGACACATGAAAGCTTGTATGGAATTAGTGATAACTATCCACAAAACAAAAATCAATGTCGCTCCTTTAATCATATTTTTGTATTTCATCATCTCTAATAGTTTATTTAAAAAACAAAGGGGGCATGGAATATTCCATCATTCTCCTCAAAACAACCACGTAAAAAAGTGAACCCCCCTTTGAGGTGTTAATCTTTAGGTTTCAAAATCATACAATAATACGTTTCACCATTTCTCATTGCCTCCACCGTTGGATAATCATCACCGGTGAATGCCGACACTAGCATTTGAATTTTCCCGGCCGTTGTAAAATTAGTCAACCCCTCACCTGTCATCAACAAGGTGAATACCAATCCAGCTTTGCAAAGTTGCACCGTGCCAAATTCCGAAAGTGCAACAATTAGTTTTCCTGTATTTTTCATCCTTCTCATATTAATATTTTTTTCCAGAAGTAATCATCAACACCAATTTTCAGAATGTCAATCTTATGCTTCAACTCCCCTATGTTCTTGAAAAACATTTCGTGAGTTTCGCCACTGATCATTTTCAATTGCAAATGAGGATAAAAAAACAACTGGTCACCATCTGCGAAAATATCGTCCCTGGTGGAAATGTCACTTCTGAGATATCGATCAAAATAATTTATCACAAAAATCTCTGGATAGTCTGATTCCCAAAACCATCTTGAGATCCTTGATGGATAGTGTTCGTAATCTTCAAGCTCCAATTTTTCGAACACCTCGATCGACTCGATGTGCTGTGAATTAATTTCAATAGTTCTTTTCATTATAAAAGTTTAAATGTGACAATCATAAATTGAAATCAAGGTATCCTCAGGAAGTGAATTAAACATTTCCATAAATTCATTGTTCCATTCTGATTGTTCTTTCTTGTGTGAAACACATGCAAACCATCCCATTTCACCTTTCTCATGCCAAACACTATCTTTGACAACAGCAAAAGTTGTTAATGCAGAATCTGCAGCTTGCTTCAAATAATCTTTTTTTGACATAGAAAATTCAGATGGCTTTGTGAAAAAACCCATGTTGTCTGAAATCAATTTTGAATCTGACCACCTTTTAATGACTTTTTGATTATGGTAAAAACTTCTAGCCTTGTCAGTGTCATAAAATCTTTCGCGAACTATATCCCAAGATTCAAAAGACTCTCCATTAATCACACTTGATGCAATGTCATATTGTTTTGATGAGGTTTCAACTTCATGATTCACCATTGATTCAATATCAATGTTCTTTTTTAAAGTCTGGTCACAATATCCAACTTTAGCACGGGGCGTCATAATACCTTGTTCACCCGCAACACCTTGCGTTGTTGAGTCAACTTTTAATTTTAAATATCCAGTCCATCGCCCACCAAGTTGATACCAATCCCATTTTGAATTTGGGTTAGTCATTCTACCATAAACACCATTTTCATTTTTAGTGTAACCATACCAATCTTTTGCAAATTCATCCACATCAGAATATTTATTTTTATGATTTTCATATTCTTCTTGGATTTCTTTTTGATCTTCCGGAACAAACACAACAAATTCATCTTCTATTCCTGTGCATTCATACTCATGATACGGTTGCAATTGTTTTTCTGGGTTTTCCCCAATCACCATTACTGTGAAATGTGACATAGTTTTATTTTTTAGTTTTAGTTAGTAATCAATTTCAATCTGTTTCCCCGACCGGATTCGAACCGGCATTTGCTTCCCAATCATTTCACAAGGAAATCCATATGGTGGACCTCGGAAGGTTTACCACCAATACCACAATTTGCACTCAAATATTTTACACCACAAATTTACACCACAAATTTACACCACAACATTCGAAATTTGGGACTCGATAACGTAAAATGCTGCTTCGCATCTAT